TCCACCTTTTTTGTATGTAATTGTTTGATCACCATCAGAGGGTGCAGCTGTTGGTGAAATTGAAATGTAATCATGTTGCGGGATATAAAGACCCGCGATATCTTGTACAAGCATAATGAATCTTAGTTAGTAGGTTTTTGGGGCCAAATAAGATTAAATGGATCAGATTGCTGAGTAATATCTCTTAAGGCTTGACGATAAGTAGCCCAAGCAGTCTTATCAGCAGGTGAATCACTTAGTTGAGTCCAATCTGATTCAAACAATAAGTAGTTACGTTGATTACGAATAACTACCCATTGATTATCTACAACAACTTGCCGCTCTTCTGTGGTCATAGGACGCACAGTAAAAGCATTTCCCGTCCACTCAAGAACTTCAGTGTATTCGTTATATTGAGGAACTGTAAATGGTCCAGTGTAACCCCAAGTAGTTAACTCTTCAACACTAAAGGTAGACGGATCGGTACGAGTAGCACCTTCAGGAGTGTTAATACGAAACGGTAGCTCCTGTGGCCAAGCTTGATTAAAAGAGTAGAGATTAGTCATGATTGATTAAGGAGGTAAAAGCCACATGGAGATGGGACGGTTGGCCTGGCTGTATTCGGTGTAGGAAATATTTCCGTTGTTGAATATGTACTGGTTAGAAGTGGCTTGACTAAACGGCCAACGTGAAGAAGATGGTCCGCCTACTGTTGTTATCACATAGCTAAATACGTTACTATATGAATAGATGAGGTTGTAGTCAACACTTTCTACGTTACAGCCAGTTACTTCATCGTGCCACATATAGCGCGGTCCATTTCCTGGAAAAGCTGGTTCATAATAGTCAATAGAGAATCCCTGCCCAGCATCACCAAAATTCCAACAACTATTACCATTAGCAATCCTTTTAACATTTCCTGTTTGGACCGTCTTCCCAAACACATTGGCGCCAGTAGGTTCATCGTAATACCGAAGATCAAACCTCCAATTAAGAGAGTTGGTAACTGCTTGGGTGTATAGGTACGCAAAGCGTGTTGCGTCCAATGTCAACCCACTACCAGCATATAGAGTATTAGGTTTTACATAGTCTCTGGTAGAGATATTAGGACCGACAGCAGTTTTATTTCCAGGATTATACGTCCCAACCAGAATCTCCCCATTGGCATTAGTCGCATATGGAGCAAGGTCTGGATATGTTGGTGTAACCCAGACTCCATCAACACGACGCTCATACACCTCAGGTTGTTTCCAAACACCAGTACGAAAAGCTGCACCAGTAGGACGAGGACCAATAATCCCACCAACAGGTGTAATAATGCCCATTAGGTAATCTCCAATGCAGATACAGTCACCTCAAGATCACTAGCAGCACTAGCAGTAGCACGGATCTTCTCACCACGTTTAAGTATAAGTTTATTAGGAATTGCTTCTAATGTACTATCAGCAGGTACTTGAATAGTATTAGCAATCTTAGCAATAGCAGCATCTGCTGAATCAGTAATTGTCAACGTAATATCAGCAGCGTTAGTACCGTCAACGTTAGCTACAAGACAGCTCAATACAACAGCACGATCAGTGTTAGCTACATTAGGTGCTTGATAGACATCAGTAATTGATGTAGTAGATAGCGCAGCAGAAGCGCGATTAAATGTTTCAGCCATGTTAATTAACCAAGAGCAATAGCAAGAGCAAGAGCAGAACCTTTAGTAGCGTATGTAGATGCTGCGTTAGATTGAGTAAGGTAGGTAGAAGATGCTGCAGAAGTGGTAAGGTAAGTCTCTGCTAGCTTAGCTGCAGTGATATTGCCATCAGCAACTTTTGCTGTAGTAATAGAGCTATCAGCAACTTTAGCTGTAGTTACTGCACTATCAGAAAGTTTAGCTGCACTAACAGCATTATTAGCAATCAAGTTACTGGTAATAGACCCATCAGCCAAATTACCAGTAGAAGCTTGGATTGTTGTATTCTTTGTTTCCTGAGCTACATAAAGTGCTTGTGTAAAGTTATTATTCAGATCTTGTGATCGAATTGCAGAACCGGAATAGAATACAGCAGAAAGGTTTTCATCGCTGGTATTACGATAAATACGAATAGCAACACCAACATTCGGTGCTGTATTGAATTGAATAGTAGTAGCGTTGGCAAAAGTGTATGCAGTTGTATCAACGCCGTCAAGGCTTACCTTAACGTCGTCTTCTTCAATATATGGGAATGTAAAGGTATAATTGGTTTTGACACCATTACCTGTATATGTATCTTGTGTGATTGCCATTACATTTAATAAAGCGCCGTTTACTTACGGATTGACAATGTTTCACCAACAATATTAGCTTCTTCAGTCAAATCACGTTCAATTTGACGTTGTTCAATACGACCAAACATTTGAGCACTCATATCAGCATAGGCAATCTCTTCAGCAGCACGACGTGCTTCAGACAACCTAGTGTGAATATCATGCCACTTCTTAATAGATACTTCATCAGAAGTCAAGCCTTGCCTACGTAGATCACGTAGCTTAGCAATGCTTTGCCAGTCACCAGCATCACGCATGATCTCTTGAATAGAAGCTTTAAAGTGTCCACCAACACCCATCAAACGGAACAACTCAGAACGCTCAGCTGCTTCCAACTTAATACCATCCTTTGAACGGAAGGTAGTGTTGATATCAAATTCCATATCCTGTAGGAACTTCTCCTCAGGGGATTGTTCAGCGTGGATCTTAATAGGACTGTAAGCATTCCATACACGTTGCAGAAGACCATAACCATTAGCCTTTTCACCAGTCACCGGACTGTAGACATAAGGGTGACGGTTAGAAGGATCAAGATAGCTGTTACGGTTACCAAGAAGACTGAAGAATTCATTATCTACTTCTTGGAGACCTTCACTAAAGATACGTGACCATTCAGCACGTTGACCTGCAAGAGGACCAAGGCTGTTAACAAAACCAGCACTCCAACGAGTCAAAGCACCTTCGTTACCACTCAAAATATCAAGCAAAGGTTTAACAGTAGACAATGCAGTACGATCAGTAATCGCTGCACTAAATGCAAACGCTGCCTTTTCAAACATACGTTCAGTCATTGCTTCACCAAGCATATCAAAGTTATCTGCGATGTTAGAGACCAATGCCATCCAATCAGCAAGCGGTCCCATAGCTGTATAGGGGTACCACTTACCATCTACACCTTTGATACTACGAGGTTTCCAGTTAGAGTTCTTCTCACGTGCCCGTTGTAGTTCCTTGTCATAAATACCATCACCAGTGATACGATCAGCAAAGACAAGACCAATGGCTCCTGCTACAGCAAGACCACCAAGAGCTTTACGTCCCCGTGTGGTGTACTTAAGATCAGCAATCTTATTTTGCTTAGCAATAGTATCCATGTTCTCTACATCGATATTACGTGCACGAAGTAACTCATCTACACGTGCTTCATCAGCAAGTAGGTCTTCCAGTTTGACATAAGCTAACTCGTTAACATCACGTTGGAAAGGCATCCACGGTCCGTACTTACCACCCATACTGATAAGGTTCATACCAGTGGTAGGGAACATCATAAATGGACGCAAACCAGGTACCATCCGCATAAGATCAGACATACCTTTTGCAACAGGACTATCGATGTTAAGTGCCATCTCATCAGTAGAGTACTTAACTGCTTCATCCTTGAGGAGATCATCAGGACCAAACATCTCAGCGTAGTACTTATCAGCAATAGGCTTAACAGTCTCACGATTAACAGGTTTACCAGCTGCTACAAGCTCATCCATAGCACGGAAACGTGACTCAGCTGCTGCATTAAATACACCAGTAAAGCCATCAGTTGCTGACATGGCATTAACACCAAACCGCAACACAGGATCCTTACCAAGATCATTCAACATCTCAATCTTATTGACGAGATATTGAAGACCTTCATTACCTTCTTGCGCTTGTCTACGTGCAGAAGTCTTTAGGAAATCAAGTTCACGCTCTTGAGAGATAAGAAGATCAACACGAGTAGCAGATCGAACAGAGTTAGGTTCTTTTGATGCCTTCATGAAGATATCACCAGCATAAGGCAGTGCTTTCTTCAAGGTATCACCGATAGAACTGTAAGCAATCCAACCACGTTGAATAGCTTTAACATCACCACTCATTGCAGCGCCTGCAAAGTGTGAGATAGGTTGGGAAATAATACCACCAAAGTTACCAACAAGAGCTTCAATAGGTGTCTTAAAAGCAGACAACATATTATTGAAGATGTTAGACCACACACCAGCAATTAACTTATTCTCAACATCAGGGTTAAGGTTAATAATACCTTTACCAAGATCACGTGTCATCTCACTGATCCACTTATTCATCTTAACAATGGTATCAATATCACCATTGCTAATCTCATAAGCCATCAGGAACTCTTCCATCAGACGTGGTTGATTCTCAGCAATCTGTCGAAGAGTAGAAGCAAACCGTTGAGAGTCTTGGAATACACTTTGAGCTACATCACCTGCTCCTTCAACAGTAGCTAGGTTATAACCTTCGATGTTACGGAACCCACTCTTAACAAGTTGAATCAGGTTTACCTTACGATTCTTGTAGTACTTAGCAGAACCAGCTAATTGATTGACATATTGCATCAAATCAATTATCTTTTCTTGTGCTGCCTCAACAGCAGCCGTACCTTCCATCAGACGTGCACCTTCTGCAATATCAGAGATACGTCCAGACAAAGAACCAGCAAGTAGTGATTGAGCACGGACTGCATCCATGCTAGTTAGTTCAGCACCAAGAGTACTCATACCACGAGATGCCATAGCAAAGCCTTCCTCTACCATTACCTCTCTACCATCTTCACTACGAAGAATGAACGGTTCAAGGATCTGGCGAGCATCTGCTTTACTCATCCGTGGATCAAACAACTGGATAGCAAGATCCATGTTAGAATCTAGTACATCGTCGAAAGTAACCTTCCAACCATCACCTTCCATACCAACACGACCTGCTTGCCTTAGTTGATCAGCAAGACCAAGTACAATGTCTTGAGCATTTTCACTGCTAGTAAGTGCATACTTCAACGCAGGATCAGATAGCATGTTACCAAGACGACCATCAACAGTGTCTAGGTTCCTTGCAATACGAGCTTGGTCAATAGCAGCACCAACTACACCAAAGTCATCAACAGTACGTACACCAAGTTCAGTGTAGTCAAACATATCATGGATACCTTTAATAGGTACATCCATGTTAGGGTTATTAGAAAGACCGTAGTAACCTACTTCATCCAATGCCTCTTCTTGTTTGAGGAGAACATCAGATACAAAGTCTTCAGCATTATCAGGTTTAGGTGGTGGTGCATTATCAGTAAGCCACCTAGTTGCTTCTGCTGTTTCACCTACAAGTTTATTAGACTTACGTAGACTTCTACCAAGATCACCAATAGCACCAACGAACTTAACGAGTCCCCCAGCAAGAGCAGTAAGTGGTCCCATACCAACTTCTTCGTATAGGTTCTTCTTACGCTTAAGATCCGGTGGGTCATCCTTAAGAGTTGCTAGTGAGTTAGGGATAAAGTCCCAAGTCTTTGGCCATGACTGTTTAAGACTACCAGTCAAGTTGTCTTCTGTAAATTCAGAACTAACTGAACCTACAGTGACACCAGCTGCTGCTTCAATACCAAGAGTACCAAGTGCTTTAACAAAAGCGTTGTTACCAATAGACCAACCTACTCGTGCCTGAGCAGCAGCTCCAGCACCAAGAAGACTTCTTCCAAGGAAGTAAGTAGGTACAACAACAGAACCAATCTCTCGAACTGCTTGGATATGTTTTGTTTGGAACTCAGGAAGCTTTTGAACCTGACCACCAGGACGGAATGGATTAACCATCCCTTCTACTTCCTTACTAGGTAGTTTATTAATTAGATCAACACCAAAGTCAAGTACACCTGTAGGAATTGCAAGTGCACCTTCTGCTACCTGTCTGGCAGCATCACCAAGATCAAATCCTTGTTGCCAAGGAGCCTGTTGCTCTGCCGTAGCAGGTTGCGGGGGTTGAGCTTGTCCAGGTTGTCCTCCCGTAGGAGTAGTTGCTCCTGCCTGAGCAGCTTGAGCAGCGACTTGTTCAGCCTGCCGCTCAAGTTCTAACTCAGCTTGGAACTGTTCATTAAGTTCCATTTCACCAGGATCAACCCTAAACATCTCGCTAGGATCGTATGCCATAATTAATTTAACATGTAATAGAGATTAGGTCTACCGTACTTTTGTTCGTATTCTTGGGGTGTACCCTTCCAATCAAACCTAGCACGTGAAGTACTATTACTGATAATCATACCGTCTGCACCAACGATACCAATATGAGGGTAAGGATCAGTCGGATGATTGTCTTGCATGATTGCAATAGCTCCAGGCATAGGACCAGATACACGTCGAGCAGTCTTATCAAGTACACCTTTAACAAAAGGTACATAAAGACTATTACCCCACGGTACCTCCATACCAGCAGCACGCATTACCTTATTAAGTGCCCACACACAAGCGTTACGTCCCTCATCAGGACCGTCACTTGTATCCATACCAACGTAGCTATTAGCACTTGCAGTTAACTTCATGTTACTGTGGCCAGTTCGCATAACGTTTGGGTTATTAAGAGAAATGCTAGATCCACCGTATTTATTTAAAGCTATTCCAAACTTCTTACCGTGATTAAGCATCTCTCTTTTAACAGGTCCATCAGGTAGCTCACCACGTAGGTAAGCATCATAGTTACCAGGACCAGCATTGTAAGCCATAACAGCTGCTACAGGGTCACCGTACTTTTTAAGGAGTCCAGCATAATATTGAGCACCGTAGTTGATATTAGCTTGTGGATCCTTCCAATCATTTTGTGCAAAGAAAGCTGGGTGAGCAGCTCGATTGATCTGCATAACACCTAACGAAGATCCATTATAGCTAGTGCTGTTTGGATTAAATCCACTTTCAATTTCAGCCAAAGCTGCAATATAACTAGGACTTACACCATTTGCTTGAGCTGCTTGTTGAATAATCGGAGCAAGATTATTAGGAATCAGAGTCGGATTAAACATATTAGTGCTACCTAATGCACGAGCAGATCGGTTAACACTAGGACTCTTATAAAGAAGTTTCTGGAAAGCAGGTGATATTGTCTGACTAACAGTAGAAAGAGACGGAGGCGGTTGAAGCGGAGCGATACCGTGTTGAGCAAGTTGACGGTTAATGATCACCATAGGATCCAAACCATTAGACATACCAGACACAGCTAGTACATCTTGAGGGATGCTGAATCCAGGCTTACCGTAGCTTTGCACAAGAGCAGGTGCCTCTTCTGCAGTAATAATAGTGTTCTTAGTATCAAGAGTTTTCTGAAGACCATTATCACGTACAAAGTTCTTCAGCTCTTCATACCGACGGTTAGCACGTTCAAGAGCTGATGCAGTACCTTTGTTAAGGTTAGGGAATTGAGCTGCACCACCAGGTGAGTCAGCTTTACGATACCAAGGACTGTTAGGATCCCTAGCACCTGCCTTTACTTCTGCATCCAACGTTTGACCAATAGTAGTAGCAGCTTGGTTGAAGTCCATACCACCTGCCACAGCTTGGTCTACACGTCGCCGGTATTCAGCCTTCATACGCTCCTGTAGGAAGACACTGGAGGGTGTGTTAGGCTTGTTGGTACCAAAGGACGTAACACCGTTTGCAGTAGCCTTAAAGGACTCTGCAGTCTCCTTGTAGATACCAGTGTTGTAACGTGCCTCTTGGGCTTCCAACCTTTTCTGCATCCTAGCACCTGCAGCTGGGTCTACTGCATAAGCAGCATCAACAGCTTCACGTGTAATAAGACCAGGAGGAATAGCTTCTAGCTCCTTAACAGCTTCTTCCTTTTGAAGAGCTTCTACAGTGTAAGAAGATGCAGCTTTTTGCAACCAAGGTGGTACTTGAGCATATGTGTCCCGGAAGAATTTAATAGCTGCTTCAGCGTTTGCTTGTGTTGGATCTTCAGCAAAACCTTGTCGAATACGCTGGCTATCCTTTTCATAGGCAATATCATCAAGTTGAAGCTCACGCTTATCATACTCCATTTGGGACTTAACCCGAGCTTCTTGCATGGCAGTCCAACGACTAGGCCATTCTTCTGCAAAAGTTCTACCGTTACTCTTAAGATCTAAACTACCTAGATCCTCCATAGAGAACCTAAAGTTACCATCTTGATCCCGATCAGTAGCTAGCTTTTCATAGTTACCAAGTGCCCCGGAATAACCAAGGTTAGGATCCTCACTCCACCGTCTAAAAACATACGCACCAAATTGCTGAAGACCGTTTACGTTATTCCGTAGAATACCGAAAGCCTCATCCTCACGCATTGCGTAAGTGTTTTTGTTTTTAATTACAGTGGCATTGGCTATTTGACGTTGCGCATACTCATCAGCAATTTTAAGTCCGGGGACTAGGAATTGATCCTCAAGTCCACGTAAATTAAACTTGTCAATTGTAACACGTTTAGCTAATGTAGCTACAACGGCCATCAATTCAGGATTACCACGTGCCTGAGCAAAGGACACCATCTGACCTTTGAACTCAAACTCACGATCAGAGTTCAGAATGGCTTCAAAGATAATAGGGTAGTTATTGCTAAAAGCAAACGTAGCGTTCCCTTTATTTGAAAGGTGTGTTATTGCTGGATCAGCTAAACGCCCATCACCTATAGCGGTAGGATCACCACCATTAGCCTCTTCTACAGTAAGAGCACCTTGATACCGTTCACTATCCTCCAACAATCCTGACAAAACGTTATTATAAAAAACCTCTTTAGTATGGTCAGGATTGAGGCTAGCAGACATATAGCTGATGTCTGACTCCCGTTTTGCCTGTATTACTGCTCTTTCCTGAGCTGACTCAGCTGCAGTTTTACTAAAACTAGCAAGGCTACCAAAGATTTGTCTTGCTGTTTCAGACGTTACAGCAGCTTGACGTTCAGCTGTTTGAGCATCTAATTGACTTTGAATTAAGTCAACTTGAGCATTCTTTTGTTGGATTTCAAAGTTACGTGCTTCTGCTCTCCGGGTGTAATCAGCATCATCACGTAGTGCTTGAAGATTAGCCTTGCCTTGTTCAAGTTGGGCAAGTCTATTCCTCTCCATGTTTTGGACGACCCGGTTCGTCTCTTCTCTCATCCGGGAGATTTCACCCCTACTAAGCTGAATAGGATTAAATCCTGAATCAGGTCTTGTAGGGTTGTGCTTTAGACGTGCCATAGTTTATGAACCTAGAATCCTGTTAGCAGAGCTGGGATTATTCTTAGCGTAGTGAATATTTGCAGCAGTCATAGCACCTTGAGCAGCACTAGCAACACCACTAACCAACGGACCCCACACACTTTGTTGAACAGGTTGAGCAACAGCGCCAGGAAGAACCTTCATAGGCTTAACCCAAATACGCTCAGGAGCCAGAGTAGGAGCAGGTGCATAAGAAAGCCGTTGTGGTTTAATCATTACTTGTGCAGAAGCATTCAAATCAGCACCGTATTTCTGCAGACTAATAGCTTGCATGTTACGTTCTGATTGAGAGATAGCACTAGCAATGTCAGCATCAAGAACACGCATGTTAAACTGAGCATCAGATACAGCACTCAATGCTGCGTTATCAATGCTTTGCATTTGGATACCAAGTTTCTTCTCAAGCAAAGAAGTCTCAACACCAAGTTCTGCCATCTTAAGAGCTGCTTGACGTTGACGACCTTCAAGAGCTGAAGTGATCTCAGACATACCACGATAGAATTCACCCATCGTAGCTTGACCTGCTTTACGGAATGAACCACCAGCTTGCATCAATTGAGCTTTACCTTGTTTCTGAGCACTTTCTACAAGAGCACTTTCCTTCTTAAAGTCAACCTGCTTTGTGTATTCTGCTAAGTCTTGTTGAATAGCCTCTCTTCCAAAGATACCTTTATTAACAACACTTTGCATTTCAAGCTGTGTTGTCCTACGGTTCAAAGCAGTCTCAGTTAGTGCCTTTTGAAGACCCATTACTTGGTCTTGACGTTCAAACATCTGTTGAGTGAAAAGACCAGTAAGAGCTGCACTTTCGTTTGCGTATGCTTGCTTAGCTGCTAGATCATTAAAGTTAAGCTGTTGATCACGGATTTGAATATCACGTTGATAAGCCCGTAGATCCTGTAGGTATTGGAAATCTTGGATCTCATTTTGACGTTGCCAAGATTGTGTGGCAATCTCAAACTGGTAATCACGTTGAGCGTAGTAGTTAGCTTTATCAGCTTGAAAGACTTCCCGTTGGTATTTGTTAGTAGCTTTAGCGATTTCTTTCTGACGCTTTAACTGCTCTCTGTATCGCCTGTCGGCTTCTGCATTTTGACTGCTAGCTTGTGATGCACCAAAGATACCTTGAGCTAACCCGGTAACTGCACCAATACCAGCAAATATAGCTGCTGCCATAATTAAGTCCTCCTATAGAATCGTGGTGAATAGTTACCTTCCCACATCATTGATACTAACGATACAGGATAAGGTGAGCTACTTGTCACCTTTAGTTCAAAGTTTGTATTACGTTGGTGGATAGGAACAATAAATATATGTTCAGGTTCAACAGGATTCCTATTGGCGGAATAGTAGTCAGCATCTGCTACATGCTGTACATCAACCCATTGATTAGATCCTACTGCTTTTAGCTGGAATTGAATAACACCAGTCCTGCCAACTGAGAACTTAGCCCTAGAAATAGTTAAGGTAGCTGTAAAATCAGTAGTTGTATCATTCCGTCTAAAGTAGAATTTAGGTAAGGTTACATCAAAAGTGTAGTTATAACCTATAACGATGCCATCAGCAAAAGATGTGAAATCACCTTGGACTTCAAAGTAACGGTAACCAGTACCAATTTCTGTACGTTCAGTTGCAGCCAACCAATAACCTGCATCAGACTTCAACAACTCTGATGGGTTGTTTAGGTCTGCTTGAGGTTTAGCGAGAAGCATTGCAGCCTGACGTTGTTGGAATGGTGTAAATGGTGTATAGAGTTTGGTTACATCATTTACTGCATCATACACCACCGCATTGACACCTACAGCAGGCTGTACGGGCCTTGTAAACATGTCTAGGCACGGATTACCTATAACACTACTAGCGCCTGCTACAACCTCTCCTGAGGGTATCTCATCAAGGGTGATAGAACCAATGGTGTACTCATCCTCATGTTGAGAAATGATAACAACTGAGTCATTAAGAATCTTAGCTGCTTGAATAGTACCAGGTAGCTGCCACTTAGTCCAAGCTTGGAATACATCCCGTTCACCGTTATTATAGTACCTAAAGAGATATAGGTATTGTGTACCTCTATCTACCAACATGATAACAGAGTTCTGTGGGCTAACAGTTAGATCACTGATAGTCTCAGGAATCCACTCAAGAACAACCTTACTGATATCTACAACAGTAGGGTTTTGTTCAACGTCCCTCAATTGAAGGGTAAATAGTTTACTGTAGCCAGACACACTACTGACAAAAGCAGAGGTAGTACCAACATCAACAGGTGAAATGTTAGTGTCCATCTCATAACTAGAGATAGCACGAACAATAGTAGAGGTAGGTGTCAACACACTTCCATCAGTAGTAAATACTTGGAACTGTTGACGTTCACTAAAGACCAACAAACCTTGTGGTGATGGTAACACTTCAGACAAGGTAACAGGTCTAATGCTAGCAACGTTCAAATCAATAGGATCTGAAGCTGTTTGAGTGAGAGCTGTCTTAACAAAGAAGTTAAACGGATCGTTAGCTGTACCAAGGAAGATATTATCCTCAGATAGTACACCAAACCTATTACTATAGAAGAATGTACAAGTAATAGGATACCCAATAAAGGAAGGTATAGGACTGGTTACATCATCACCAGCCTGACGTGCATTCCAAACAAGCGGTTTAAACTCAAAGGAAGTTGGACTGGTAGCACGAAGCTGGTGAGGCATTGTAGCAGCATTAAGACCAGGTGAGGCATCACGTGCTGCTGCTTCCTCCCAATAACCACGACCTTTAACACCATCAAAGGCTACAAACTTAACGTAGTAATTATCTTCCTCAGCAGCACTGTTAAGGATCTCTACGTTATGGTTGTTGAAAGATTCAGTAGGAAGCTTTGTGATGTTCTCTACTTGATCCTCAAACGCATACAAAGCGGTGTTACTAAAACCGCCTTTTGCATCAATTGTAAATGCAGTAGGTGTACCAGTTACTGCTGAGTAATCAGTGACAACAGCATTAGTACCTGTACCACGTTTAATAACAAGGCTATTGGTGTAGCCTTCAAGATACCAGATACCATCAAAGTCAGGATTACTTGCTGCTTGTTGAGCAAGGATACCAGCTCTAACAGCATCAACTAAGTGGTGATTAGTGTTAATATCAGCTGCGTCAAACAGTAACATATCATCATACGTACTGCTTGTCTGCGGAGTCACAGTAAATGTAACACCTTGCAAAGTTACTGAATACTCAAAGTCAGCAGTCAACGTAGTTAAGACAACAGTAGCTACTGTGTTAGGTATAAAGGTACCAGCTGCTTGCATAGCAGTAGTTACTGTCTTATTAGTGATGACTGTGGTATCTTGTACACTACGGAAGTGGTAGTCACTTTGCTTGGTACCAGTTAGGTAACCAGTACCTGTGTTAGTTACTGTACACCAAGTACCATTAGCTGCAGTCCATACATAAATGTTTGTACCTTTAATAGCACCAATGTAAGACCCAGCAGCATCACGTTCAATAAAGAACCAAGCAGCTCCATCGAGTTCAGCTTTGGTGAAGTTAGTACCATTAGCTTTCTTTAGCACATTAGTAAACTTCATCCCGGTTCTTTTAAGAAGACCGTAGGTAGGATCTGGGTAACCGTTAATGCACTCAGTTATTTGTCCGTTTAATTTTTTGTCATCATTTTGCCGAGAGACACCACCAAGAAAATTTGGTGTTAGTTGGGTTACAGCAGGCATTAGCGATACAATGTGTGATAAGGTTGATAACTTTGATAATAGTTCTGACCTTGTGGACTACCAAAGAATGTATAGTCCCCTTGATTACACTCATACTCAAGAGCCATAGACCGTGCAAAGGCTTCCTTTTGTTGAAGCATTTGGTACTGATTTGGATCACCAATAATACGACTAGATACAATAGCAGCGGCACGAGCTACGATGAAGGCTTGAACAGGGGTAGGAATGTCTTCCCAATCAAAGTACCAAGTAATGTCTACATAAACAGTTTCATCATCCCAAGTATATGAATGTGCTGTCCTATCATAGAGTTTACCTCCACGATTGACACTATCTCGATTTAGGTTGACTGGATAATTCTGATTCAAGTCCATCTGTAGGACATTGTTAGGAATCAGGATCTCATTATTAGAGTTTGGTGTAAGGGGAAAATCATATTCTTTATTGAAAGACCAGCCTTCTGCCTGTACTTCACGTGACACTTCTCGAAGAGTGCTGAGTGCAATCGCAACGTCCGGGTTGGTTTGTGTTTCAACTGTACTTGTAACAGCGGCTTGAGTCATTGAACGCTCTGATACAGTCTGTGAAATATTCACAGTGTACTCATACGTTACAGGATCAGTCGCTTGTGCTACACCTGCAGTAGCAATAGAAGTTCCAGCTACAACATCCTCACCACCGATGTAGGTACCGATGGGGATGTTAGCAGTTGTAGTAGTTAGTGTAGTACCAGCAATAGATCCAGTAAAACGACTAACCTCGCTCATTACAAAGGTTTCTTCAGTTGTCAACGTAGTAACAGGAGCCTGACCAACTGACGCCAGGATCTGATTAACAGCTTGTAGCTCAGTGTTGGAGCCAGTAGTAGGGAAAGGCATAGTTGATAATGAGAATTGTTCTCAATAAATAATTAAAAAAAGGGAGCCTCCGAAGAGACCCCCATATAAATCAGAAGGTAGAAGGAGCGGCAGCACCCACGTACAGCTCAACAGCTGCAGCAGGGTTCAGGTAATCACAACCGCAAGCCAGACGACCCAGCATCACATCACCTTGGTAGATGACGGACACGTCGCCGCTGGTCACTTGCACTTGAGGACCAATAGCTTCCACCATACCAGCGGCTTCCTTCTGGAAGATAAGACCGCAGGACTTGGTACCCACTTCAGCAGCAGTACCGTAATCGTTGTTGATACCAGTAGAAGCATCCGAAGCATTCTCCAGAGCTTCAGCCACGAACGAACCAGTGTTACCAGGATCGGTCACACCAGTGGTACCACCGTAAGCAGTACCGTACTTACCCAGGAACGGAATGTTCATGGACTTGTAGATCTTGATACCAGCAATCTCGATGATACCGTTACCGGACTGCAGAGCAGTACCTTGGACATCACGATTTACCAGACCATTAGTACCAACAGCTTGAATCAGCTCATAGTACTGACGGGGGTTAAGCACAGCCACACGACCATCGCTAGACACACCCTTTTCATCCAGGGCAGCAGCAGCATCGTAGAATGCAGACACCAGGTTAGCAGCCACATAAGCGTCAGAATCGTTAGCGGTAGTACCAACACGAATCTGAGTACCACCGGGCTCAACATAGTTGGTAGCGGTGATAGGAGATGCCTTACGTGCACCACGGGTGATAGCACGGAAAGCAAGACGGTCATACTTTTCAGCCAAAGCATAGCCGATCTTACGTGAGATCTCCGAGCGCAAGTCGTAGTGTGCGAGGACTTCATCCAATTCGTAGACAAAAGCAGAGCTAATCAGAAGGTCATCACAAGTGATGGTCTTCTCAGCCACCGGAGGTGCACCGTTGGTATCACCCAGAATGCTGTTGCCAGGAGTGTGGAACTCAGACTTAGTACGACCCGTGAAGATGAACTGCAGGGACTTGCCGTTCTTCAGGGTACGCTTCATGATCAGATCACGAGCGATCGTGTTGTTCTGGAAACCCTTGAACATCTCACCGCTAAACAGCTTGAGATAAAGGGCACGGCGATCAGCGCCGAAATTATCTGAACCCGGTACAGTCAGTTGTGCGGGGTTCACAGAAGATTGAAATGCCATTGTTTTTAAAGAGGTTTATGTACGTCCCTCTGGATCCAGAGTATTTAGTTTTTATTGTGGTCTATCCCACCGTCTAGACGGCGAAGGTTGTCCTCGTAAGGGCCAACGCCAATAGGAGCCAGGTCCGACTCTGAGGTGCCTGACTCCGTTTAGTTATTTAGTTTTCGGTGTGTAAGCAACGCCGCGATACTTCAACTTCTGCTCCTTTTCAGCAGCTTTCTGTTCCCGTACACGGG